TGCAACTTGGCAACACCGAAGACCGTGAACAACGGCGACCCGGCGCCGAGCTTCGCGGCGGGTGCGCTGACGCTCCAGATCGACAACTGATGAGCGCCATCGGCCAATGGGTGTCGAACGTGCTCTACGCGCTCGACGCCCTCGCCAATGCCGTCATTGCGGGCGACCCGCGCATGACGCTCAGCGCTCGCATGGGCCGCGACATCGAGCGCGGCCTGTGCAAGGCATGCCGCGCCGTGTGCTGGGCGCTCTCGCTGATCCAGCGCGACCACTGCGCACGCGCATGGGCCGACGAGCAGCGCGGCGCGGACGGCTCCAACCAGATTGCAGGAGATTGAGATGATTCGCACAACCGGATTCCCGAAGCACGGGTCTCACGCGCTTGTGAAGGCGTGTCAGCTATCCGGCGTCCCGTGCTCGGTCGAGCACTTGCCTTTCTCGACTGGTGTGATCCCGACCACTGACAAGCACATCTTCATCAAGCGCGACCCCCGCAATGCGCTGCTGAGCTGGGTCCGCGCGCAGGGCCAGCCCGCCACCGCGGGGATGTTCATCACCTACTTGCAGGCATTCCAGAACGGCATTTCGCTGGTGGACTCAATGGCGCCCTACGAAGGGTGGCTCACGGACCAAAACACCCACGTCGTCAGGTTCGAGGATCTGGTGGCGAGCGAGGCTGCCTTACAGGCGGTAGTGGCATTCGTCGGGGTTCCGTACATCACCGGCGCGTGGGGCTATCTACCGGGCGGCACCGTCACATGGACCGGGGCGCTCTCGGACTACGCGACGATCTGGACGCCTGAAGTCGATGCCGCCTGGAACGCAGCAGGCGGGCCGGCATTGCTGACGCGGTGGGGGTACTAGAGCGTGGAGATGCTCATCTGCCTCGTGGACCGGAGCGCCGATTATGGCGATGTGCACGCCGGCGACGTGATCGCGGCTATGCCCGATGGGTGGCCGTGGTCTGCGCTGGAGCGGAGCAATCCGAACTGGTCGCTCATCAGTTCTCCGATCACTCAAAGCGAGGCCGACGCATTGCAGGGCACAGACTTGCCAGTTCCCCCACCAGCCGCCTCGCCGCCATTGCGCTGGAGGCGCTATAGGGTCGACACGACCGGGATGGTTGGTGCGTCCAGCATGGCAATGGACGCGGGGGCCTTCCGCTCTCGAATGGCGCTCAAGTGACCACTACTGTCGTCCATTCAGTCGGCACGGCCGGTCGAGACTACTCGACGCTCGCGGCCTGGGCTGCGGCGCTGCCCGCCAGCTTGGTGGCCGTTGACCAAATCTGGAAAGCGGAGCTGTACAACGACAGCCTGTTTACCACTGCCGCGACGATTTCCACGACGACCGACGCGACGCGGTATGCGTGGATCACCGCCGCTGCGGGCCAGTCATTTGCCGACAATGCGGGCAAGCTCACGAATGCGCTGTTCTTCAATCAGGCCAATGGCGTTGCCTTGCAGGCGAACTCGACCGCCAGTATTACCCTCTCTGCGGCGAATGTACTAGTCGAGCGGCTCCAAATCGACGGCGGGAGTGACCGTGCGATATCGCAGGGCACTGCCGGCACAGGGGTTACTGTAAAGCAATGCTTACTCACCAACTCATTCACCGGCACATCTAATGGGTGCGCCGATATGAGAGGCGGGGCGGTAGTAAACAGTATCGCCATCTCCCGAGGCGGCGGCGTAGGCTTTCTGTCGCTGTCAAGTAATTCGCAATTCAGAAACTGCACCGCCGTCACCAACGGCACTGCGGGAACGCGAGGCTTTCGGGGCAACTACGACAGTCCGCTGTATCTCAACTGCGCGGCGTTTGGCTTTGCGATCGCATTCGCCAATACCGGCAACGCATCGAATGACTACAACGCATCGGACTTGGCTTCGACGCCGGGCGCGCACTCTCTGTCGAGTCTGACCTACGCAAATCAGTTCGTCAGCGTCACATCGGATTACCGGGTCAAGGCCGGCGCGAACCTCATCAATGCCGGTACGCCTGATGCAACCAACACGGGCGGCGTTGACATAGTCGGGCAGACGCGCAGCGCAACCACGCCGACCATTGGGGCGTGGGAGTACATCGCCAGCGCCCTCTACCCCACGCTGAGCAACATCCGCTTCTCCCCCGCCACATCGACGGGCGGCTATTTCGCGGTTGACCTGAGCTGACCATGGCAACGCTCTATTGGTGCGTCACTTCCGCAGGCGGCACAGTAACCTGGGCGCGCGCCAACGTCGGCACCACGGCGGGCTTCACGGCCACCAGCGGCACGATCCTCGACTACGGCAGCGGCACGCCCAGCGCAGCGCCGAGCACGTTCACCAGCTCGACGCCAGCGACGCACGAAGCGGCGAGCACGAGCTATCCAGGCTTTGCGGTTTGGGACGATGGGACCAATGCGAGTCCGGTCGCTTCGGGTACGGTCACGACTGCGGCGGCTGCGATTGCACTCGTGGCGAGCGCAGCCGCTCAAGCCACCGCGACCGCAGCGCTGACCACAAGTATCCCGCTTGCAGCATCGGCGTCCGGTGCGGCCATCTCGACGGCTGCGCTCTCGACATCGATTCCGCTGGCTGGCTCGGCGTCCGGCAGCGCGACAGCTTCCGCAGCGCTGACGACCTCGATCCCGCTTAGCGCGAGCGCATCAGGCGCGGCGACTTCGACGGCAGCACTCACAACGTCGATCCAGCTCTCGGCATCCGCAACGGCGCAAGCCACGGCCACGGCCAGCCTGACCACTGGCAGCGCCGGACTGGCAGCGGCTGCGATTGCCCAGGCTTCCGCCTCGGCCACTCTGACGACCGCCATTGCACTGCAAGCCAGCGCAGCAGCTCAAGCGACTGCAACGGCTGCGCTGACGGCCCCAGGCTCTGGATTGAGCGCGAGCGCAACAGCGCAGGCCGCGGCGACAGCGAACCTCACAACGGCGATCCCGTTGCAAGCGGCCGCGACCGCTACCGCAACGGCAACAGCCGCTCTCACGGCGACCGCCGGGACTCTTGCGGCTGCTGCCATCGCGCAGGCTCAAGCGTCGGCGAACCTGACGACGGCTATTGCACTGGTGGCGACGGCGCAGGCGCAGGCGACCGCGACGGCATCGCTGGCCGGCGCAACGATTCCAGATCCGCCAGCAAGCCGCCTTCTCGTCCTCTCGGCCGAGCGCCGCGTGCTCGCGCTGCCCCCCGAAAACCGCATCCTGAGGCTTCCGACATGAGCGTCAACGACTCCAACTTCGTCCTCATCGAGGGCGGTCAGTGGCAGATCGACAAGCGGTTCGACTCCACCCTGATCTACGGCATCGACGTGGCCGACGTGATCGAGCCTGGCGCCACGGTCACCGCCGCCACCGCGACGCTGGTGGACCCGGCGTCGGGCCTGACTATTGGCGCCTCGGCCAGCGTCAGCGGCACGTTCGTCAAGTTCAGGGTCGGCGCCGGCCCGGTCAACACCAAGCCGGGCGTCTTCGTGCAGTGGACCACCGACGCCGGCGACACCGACGGCCGGACGCTGCAGATCAACCTGATCACGCGGTAGCCCATGGGAGGCCACGATGAGCGACGCCATGTACCCCACCAGGCTGCGGTGGGACGCGCACGCGCGGTGTGGGTGCGCTCGGCACGACGGCGTGTCTGTCGAGCTGCGCCGGGCGCCCCTCATCGAGGGCCTGGACCATGCCGTGGAGCTGGACTTCGTGCCGCACGTGTGCGCGATGGTGCGCGTGCAGCCGCACGAGGCGATGCGCGACATGAGTGCCGACGAGATGCACGACGCGCTCGCGCTGCTGCAGGCGATGGCCTGGCAGGCGCGCGACGCACTGGACAACGGATCGACCATCGTGGTTGTCGTCGAGGGAAGGGAGCGGTGATGCCGGATCAGGATGCAGATGCCCGCGTGCTGCTGGCGATCGCGGAGCTGCGCCGCACGCAGGCCGACGCGATGGCCGACGCGATCCGCAGCGTGCTGACCAATCCGGACGACATCAGCGCGTTCCTCGACCTGGTGGCCTCCAAGGCGCAGGAGCGCGCCACGCACGCCGCCGGCCGAGGCGTGTGGTGGCTCGTCAAGGCCGCGCTGTCGCGCTGGCTGGTGATCGCGGTGATCGTGCTCACCATGGCCAAGATCACCGGGTGGGAAGCCGCGGCGAAGGTAGGGAAGTGGCTCAGCTCATGGGGCGCGTCGTGACACCGCTGGACCTCATCCGCGGCCGCGACGGCGCGATGAGCCTCACCAAACTGGCGGCGTCGACGGCGCACGCGCTCATGGCGGCCGGCTTCGGCCTGGTCACCGTCCGCCAGGGCTTCATTGCAGAGCTGTGGCTCATCTACGGCGGCTACGCCATCGGGCACGCGATCGCCGACAAGACCGCCAGCCAGGTGAAGGACTTCAAGGACCGCGCGCTCGATGCGCGCACTGACACGCCGGCCGCGCCGGCCAAGGAGTGACCGATGTTGACCCTCTTGTCCATGCTCGGCGGCGGCCTGTTCCGGCTGATCCCGTTCATCGTCGACTTTTTCAAGCAGAAGCAGGACGCCGAGCACGAGTACCGCATGACCCAGCTGCAGCTCGAGATCGACAAGGCCCGCGCCACGCAGGCGATCGACCTGGCCAACGCGCAGGCCGCGATCGCCACCAACGCCGGCGAGATGAGCGCCTGGGTCGAGGCGATCAAGGGCCAAAGCGGCAAGACCGGCATCAGTTGGGTGGACGCGGTGTCTGCCACGGTTCGGCCGTTCCTGACCTACTACTGGTGCGTCGGGCTGTACGGCGGCGCGAAGGCCATCCAGGTGGCCGTGGCGCTGCAGGCGCGCGTGCCGCTCGAGCAGCTGGTGCCGATCCTCGTGACCGAGTTCGACCAACGCGTGATCGGCTCGATGCTGGCCTTCTGGTTCGTCGACCGCGCGCTGAAGCACATGGCGGGCAAGTGATGGTGCCGCCACGCGCGCTCATCGCGCTGATCCAGCGCTTCGAGGGCCTGCGCCTGCGGGCCTACACCTGCCCTGCAGGCGTCTGGACGTGCGGCTGGGGGTCGACGGGCCCGGACGTGACGCCGGCCACCGAGTGGACCCGCGAGCAGGCCGACGCCCGGCTGATGCTGGACGCCCAGGCGGCGACGATCGCAGCGAAGAAGCTCTGCCCGCTGGCCGACGGCGACGAGCTCGCCGCGCTGGCCGACTTCGCCTACAACCTGGGTGCCACGCGCCTGGCCGGCTCGACGCTGCGGCGCAAGTTCAACGCCGGCGACCTGGCCGGCGCGCGGCTCGAGATCCGGCGCTGGGTATACGCCGGCGGCCGCGTGCTGCCCGGGTTGGTGCTGCGGCGCGCGGCGGAGGCGGCGTTGCTGTAGGCAGCGACGCGCTAGGCGCTGCGCAGCCTGGGCGCCAGCGCTTCAAGCGCGGCGGCGCGCTCCTGCGTCAGGCGCAGCAGGTCCAGATAGAGGCCCGGGGGTACGTCATGCGTGCCAGCCACCCAGCGCCGCACGGTCCGATCCGACACGCCGAGGTCTCGCGCCAGGTCGGACTGCCAGCGAGGGCCGTACAGCGCCTCGCCAGCCTCGACGAGCAGCCGGCTCAAGCTGCGACGAACCGTGTGGGCTCGCTCTTGTCCCACAGCATCAGGCGTTGCGAGCGCCCATCGCGGAGATACTGACGGAGCTGCTTGTGCGTGATGGCCTCGACGCGCTGCGCGCATTGCGCCGGGAAGGCCGCGCGCGCTGATTGCGAGGTGAAGCTCAGGACGCTGGCGGTGCTGTCGAAGTTGCCGTCTTGCCAGGTGATCGAGTGGTAACGCATGGTGGCCTCCTTGCCATCTCGCGCGGGCCTGATTGCCCTGCGCATGTCCGAAGAATAGGACATGCGGCCGCCACTGTCAAGCGGCCCGGACTGGTGCTGCGGCGCGCGGCCGAGGCGGCGTTGCTGTAGGGGTGGCGCAACCGTGCCGGGCCCGTGCCGGCCTGTGCCACTTCTGTGCCGTCGTCAGGCCGCTTTGGGCTTGCGGCGCATCGGTAAGTGCTTGATTTTGCTGACGGCAGAGTCGCGAGAACCGGTTGTGATTCTGGTCGTCGTGGGTTCGAGTCCCATCAGCCACCCCACCTCGATAGACGCCCCTTCCGGGGCGTTTTTCTTTGGTGCTCCCGGCGCGTGCTGTGCCACTTTTGTGCCGCCGGGTGACACGTTGCCGGCCCAGGCCGCGAGGTGGCTCTGGCCCAGGTGCGCGTAGCGCTGCACCATCGCCAGGCTGGCCCAGCCGCCCAGCTCTTGCAACGCATACAGCGGCGTGCCGGCCTGGACGTGCCAGCTCGCCCAGGTGTGGCGCAGGTCATGGAAGCGCAGCCAGGGCACGCCGGCGCGGATGCAGGCCTTGCGCCAGGCGTGGTTGCTGATCTTGCCGGTGGGCTCGTCGGAGACCTGGCGCGCCTGGCCGTCGGCGCCGGTCTCCCAGCGCGGCACCGGGAACACCCAGCGCTTGTGCTGCCCGCGCTGGCCAGCCAGCACCTGCAGCGCCGACTCGTTGAGCGGCACGGTGTGCGTCTTGCCGGCCTTCATCTGGTCGGCCTCGAACCAGGCGATGGCGCGGCGCACGTCGAGCTGCGACCACGTGAGCAGCCGGATGTTGGTTTCGCGCAACCCGGTGGCCAGGGCGAACTCGGCCATGGCGCGCAGGTGCGCCGGCAGTTCGTCGAGCAGCTGCTGCGCCTGGTCGTGGGTGAGCCACGCCACGCGCTTGGCCGGCTCCGGTGCCTTGGCGATCGGCGGCACGGCGGCCAGCCAGCCGCGGCCCTGGGCGTAGTGCAGCACGGCGCTGAGCTGCGCCAGGTGCCGGTTGACGGTGGCGCCGCTGGTGGCCTTGGGCGCCGGCGGCGTCTGATCGGCGGCGATCGCGCGCTCGATCGCGCGGCGGTTCACGGCCTCGGCGCGGCGCGCCTTGGCCAGCTCGCGCACGCGCGCGTCGGTGATGTCGACGAGTGCCACGCCGCGCAGGTGGCCGGTGAGCCAGCGCAGCACGCGCTTGATCTCCTCGATGCTGCGACGGTGCTGGTGGTCGGCCAGCCAGGCCAGGACGGCCTCGTCCCAGGTTACCCGGGGGACTTCTCCGAGCCGGCGGACGCGCCAGAGATCGCTCGCAAGCGTGGCGGCGTATTCCTTCGCCGCGGCGTGGTCCTCGGTGCCAGTGCTGCGTCGAGTGCGCTTGCCGGCGACCTTGCCAAGGTCAACCCACCAGACTCCTGAGCCTTCGCGCTGATAGATCCGCATGGTGCTTCCTTCCGTTGACCGTACTGGGTGCGCAGCCAGGCGATGACGTCCTCGTCGACAAGCACATAGGCCCGGCCGACCCTTGCCGCCTGCAGCCCGCGATTGTGGATGCAGTCGCTGACCGTCTCTGCCGTGGTCTTCAGCAGCTCGGCGGCTTCGTCGAGGGTCAGCGTGCGCATGGTGGGGTGGCGGTGTAGGAGCTGAACCGCGTCGTCAGCGGCCGTTGGGGGTCAACGCCCGGGCTCTCGGGCGCCACGCGGTGGCGGGGAAAATCGAGCGCGCGCAACACGCGCCCCGTCTGAAATGCCGGGCTCCCCGCCATCCAGCGCAGCTTCACGCCATCTCCCCGTTCCGCGCCCGATGCGCCGCCTCGAGCTGCTGCACCCGCGCCTCGGCGATGTCTGCCGCCGCGCTGGTCGTGGCGCGGTCGACGGTCTCGGCCAGCGCGTCCATCACCATCACGCCGGTCTTGGCCAGCTGGTACTCGGCGCCGGTGAACAGCACCTTTCCGGTGCTGCCGTGGCGCGCCACGACGCGCAGCATCAGGTCGTGCTGGGCCTGCATCTCGTCGACGCCGCGCCCGAGGTCCTGGGCCACGCGCAGCCAGGTCAGCACGCCGCCCACGGTCTGCCACATGACCTCTTCGTTCGCGCGTCCGTGGGCGATGTCGTCCAGGTTGACGACGTGTGCCATGGCCAGGTCGCGCACCTGGTCGGGCAGCAGCCGCGGCCGCAGGCCGCGCGGCGGCCGCGGCACGACGATCTTGCGGCGCGTGCGCTTTCGGGTCATGTTGGTCGAAAGCCGCCAGCTGCGTCCGAGGCAGACGATCGCGTGCGCCGTGTCGAAGGGTTCGTCTCGTCCCGCTGCAGGACCGGTCTTAGGATCTTGCGCACTCCTTCGATGACGGTGCTTATGTCATTGATTTGAATTCGCGATAGTTCGCTGTTATCGCGGTCGAAGATCTTCAAGCATCGCGCAAATATGTCGTTCGCATCGACGGCACGCACTGTTCCGTTGATATAGGCGCGGAAAAGAGTTTGGACGCTGCGTGGCATTCGGTCGAAATCTTTCCGCACGAGCGTGGTGTAGACCAGCTTCACGTAATCGGAATCTCCGGTCTTCATGGATATCACCGCTGCCGCGCGGACCGGTGCAGAACTCCAAGTTCTTGTGTTGCTCGCGCAAGCATCCATCAGCTGTTCGATTTCGGGTCTTATGAATTCGACGATCGGCTCCACGTAGGCTGCCGTGATGCCAGCAAAAGTTCCACTGTAGAGCCGCGCCAGGTAATGCGCAGGCTGCGTGATGTTGTTGCCGACACGCAGCACGTCAGAGATCGAGCGCTTTGCCATCGTCGAGTCGATGACTCGGAACGCATCCTCCCTTGTGAGCCCGCGACTCACAAGCATGGGCGCCGAGAAGTTTTCTGGCATTTCCGAGATGGCCTTCAACCGGTGTTGTCCATCAAGCAGATTGCCATCCGAGTCAAATGCAATGCCTTGATGGGTCATGACATATTCTCCGCGTCGGAAAGCTCGAATCATGGTTTCGACATGCCCGCGTCGAAGAGCTCTATTGTCGACATTCCTCTTTAAGTATTCCTTTGCCAAAGCAGGAGTCACGTCCTCTACCTGTGTCTTCATGGTTTGTTCTCCAGTGATCAATTTCATAAAAAGCCCTTCGTGAAGCCGCTGTCGATGCAATGGCCCCGGTAGCGGACGGCGTTGCCGAACCGGGCGCGTCTCGTGCAGATGCTCGAGCGGGATCTGGGTGATGGTTTCCTGGCTCATGGGGATGTGCCTCTTTCAGAGCGCCGCATTCGGCTCTTCGGTGAGGCCCGCAGCGCGGGCTTGCAATTCGGTCATGGTGTCCTCGTGGTGTTGGTGGGGATGAAGGTGACCTGCATGCCCAGCCGGTGCGCCAGGTGCAGCTCCAGGTGCGCGCCGCGGCTGCGTTCCCAGCCGGGGAGCAGCGCGATCGCGTCGCAGTCGCACAGGGCCTTGATGTCCGCGCGCATGCAGGCTTCCCAGCTGGCGCTGCCGTCGGGGTTGATCTCTGCCGGGTTGACGACGTCCAGCCCCTGGGCGCGCAGCGTGGCCGCGGCGGCGTTGAAGGCGGGAAAGTTCAGATCCGGCAGCCCGGTCATCGGCCCGCTGATGTAGACGCGCTTCACGGCCGACGCAGCACGCGCACCAGGTGCGGGTGGCCGACCATGAACTCGATCAGGCCGCGGGCGCGGGCGTAGGCGAGCGACTCGCGCGCCATGTCGATGAGCGCCGGGTCGTGCTCGCGCGGGTCGAGCATCGGCCGCGTGTCCAGCCAGCGCCGGTTGCCGTCCTCATCGCGATCGTGCATGACGCACTCGCACTCGATGTCGCAGACGGCTGCGCGGTCGGCGACGTTCAGCGCCAGGCGCAGCACTTCGGCCAGCTGCTGGGCGCCGGCGTTGGTGGCGTAGAGATCGGATGGGTTCATGGGGGTCTCAGGTTTCGTCGCGGTCGTTGGCGGCCGCGCGCTTGGCGTCGAAGGTCCAGTGGGTGGGGGCGCGGCGCACCGGGCCGGCGGCCGGGTGCGCGGGCTGCATGGCGGCGTGGCGTGCAGCCCAGGCCGGCCGGCTCAGGCTGCGGGCCAGGCCGCGCAGGCAGGGGCCGTAGAGCGGGTGCTCGAGGGCGTCCTCGAGCAGCTCGGGCCAGTGCGGCGGCCGGCGCAGGTGGCGCCACGCAAGGGCGAGTTGCTCTTCGGTGAGCGGCGGCGGGGGCGGCTTCATGCGGCGCTCCTCGCGTACTGGCGGCCGCCGTGCAGTTCGATCGCGGGCCAATGCAGGTGGTCGGCATCGGGGCCGCAGCCGCCATTGCGGCGGCGGGCGCTGTTGCAGGGCACGCGCCGCGCGGGGCCGGCGACCAGGGCGTTGCCGCAGTGCAGCTCGCCGCCGACGCTCTCGTGGTGCAGGCACAGTTCGCAGGCGCGCAGGCTGGGCGCGTCGGCCCAGGCGGCGGGAGCGCTCACGATGCGAAGCCCCACGGAAAGATGGCCGACAGCGCGATCGCGCCGATGAGCAGCACCGCCGCGCCGAGCGGCCACCAGCCGGGCAGCGCGATCGCGGCGCGCGTGTCTTCATCGGCCGCGAGGCCTGTGTCCCACAGGTCGGCCAGTTGCCCGATGACGAAGAGCGCGATCATGGCGAGCACGGTGGCCACCAGCGTCGCGAGCGACAGCGGCAGGCACAGCAGACGCGCGGCGGCGCGCATCACGCGGCCACCTGCATGTCTAGCGGGACGACGCGCACCACGCCGCCAAGGCCGGCGGCCTGCTGCGCCTCGAGCGCGTGGTCGATGCTGTTGCCGCCCTGGCGGTACCAGTAGCGCGCGCGGCCGTCACTGCGGACCGCGGTGACGTGGTAGCGCGGCAGCGCGGCGGCGCGGGCCTTGGCGATGGCCACGTCGGCCACGGCCAGCGCCGCGCTGCCTTCGAGCGCGATGCAGCTGGCGTTGCGCAGCGCTTCCAGCGCCGCGAGCAGCTCGGGCGCCGCGGCGATCAGCGCGAGGTCGGCGTCGAGCTCGGCCTGCGTGGCGGCGCGATCGGCGCCGAGGAAGCCGCTGCCGCCGTCGTCGACGACGATGGTGTGGACGGCGTTGCGGGCCGGGTCCGGGTTGACCGGGACGAGTGCCCGGCCATCCCATTTCCAGGGGCCGGGCGTGTGGCGCGGGGTGAGGGCGGCCGGGAGAGTTGACATCGTGCGCTCCGTCGGGGTGGACGGGGCGCATTACAGCAAATGGTTTAACTCACGTCAACACCATCTGATTCAACGTCGGTTCAGAAAGCTTCCGAGCATGCGTCCGACTCCGTAAGAGAGCTTGCTTCGCCGGCGCGGTGGCGCAGGCGGCTTCGTGGGCAACTCGAGGCCGTGGGTCTTGGCGAAGTTGGCCGCCACCGGGCTGTCGAGCGGCAGCAGCGTGAGCGCGCCACACTTTCCGCAGGCCTCGTGCCGGCGATTGATGCGCCACAGGCTGTAGATCAGGCCTGGCACCAGAAAGCACAGCCACAGCACGATCTCGATCAGGATCGAGCCGGGCGTGACGCTGGCCGGTTTGCCGACGTGTCCACAGGTGCTGCACAGCTTGCGCGGGTCGCTCATCAGGATCTCCGGTAACGGCGGTGCTCGACCATAACGCCAACAACGGCGGCGTCGTCCTCGGCTGAGCTGAGCGGCAGGTAGGCGGGGTTGGCCGCGGCGGCCTCGAAGACCTTGGCAGTGCGCGGGCGGAAGTTGCGGACGAAATGTTCGCCCGATGGGACGCGGATCAAGACGACGTCGCCGGCGCGCGGGGCCTGCGTCGGATCGAAGAGCAGATGGTCGCCGGCGACGATGTCGGGAGCCATCGAGTCGTCCTGCTGCTGGATGAATTTCGCGCGAGCAGAGCAAACCGCATAGGTCTCAAGGCGTGGCGCCTTGGATTTGAGGGTGGAGTTCTCGACGCCCAACAGGCTGTTCAGGTCTTTCCAGGCCAGCACCGGCACCTCGTGAAGGCTTGTTGTGAGCCCCAATGTATCGGCGGCAGACGCGCGCTTCTTAGCCGAGGTTTCCCTACTGTCATCGAGCCCTTGGCGGTCATCCAGCGCGTACCGGTTCAGGCCCAGCCGGTCCTCAAGATCGCGCGCCAGTCGTTCGCCGATGTTCCGCTTGTTTTCGAACCAGCTGTGCACCTGCTGCGGTGTCCGACGGCACTGGCGCGCCAGTTCGGAGTCCGACCAGCCGTTGGCTTTCTGGATGGCTTTGAGGTGGCTCACGCGCACGAGGTGATCGCTCATGCGGCCCGATTGAGCCGACCCGATTGAACCTGAAGATGTTGAACGAGGATTAATCATATGGTTTAATCGTGCGCCATGAAGCTAGCCGCCTTTCTGAAGCGATTCAGCCCCGACGAGCGCGCCGATTTTGCGCTCGCCGTCGGGACAACCATCGGGCACCTGAACAACGTCGCCTATGGCATGCGCACGGCCTCGGCAGCCCTCACGCGCAGCGTGGCCGGCAGGACGGGCCGCGAGGTCGCCGAGTGGGACCTCCGGCCTCACGACTGGCACCTGATCTGGCCCGAGCTGATCGGCGCCGAGGGCGCGCCGGCGGTCCCCGCGTCCCAGGAGCTGACCGATGCCGCATGAATCGCAGGCTACTGCGGCGTGCCGCTCGCCTTTTCGTTGCCATGCCGCATGGTCGCCGCGCGCGGCGGCGCCGGCAATGTCACCCGTTTTCCAGGTCTGCTAGGAGTTCCCCGATGGACATCACCCTCGCCCTGCAGCGCGCCGTGCGCGGCTATGTGCACGGCACCGCCGCGCTGGCCGCGCAGATGGGCATGAGCGCGACGAGCCTGTCGCACAAGGTCAGCCCGACGTACCTGACGGCGCATTGCAGCCCGGAAGAGATCGTCGAGATCATGGACATCACCGGCGACGACGGCCCGCTCGAGGCCATGGCCGCGGCGCGCGGCAAGCTGCTGCTCAACGCGCCGTCGCTGGGCGACGAGGGCGGCGAGGCCTCGCGCGTGCTGGCCGAGACGGTGCGCGAGTTCGGCGCCTTCGTCGGCGAGGTCGCGGGCGACCTGGCCGACGGCAAGATCACGCGCACCGAGCTCGAACGCATCGAGCGCGAGGGCGCTCTGGCGCTGGCGTCCATCCACGCGCTGCTGCGGCTCACCGAACGCATGCACCGGGCCGCGGCCCCGCACGGCGGCGCCCACCCGTGAGGCCGCCGGGCGAGATCCGCCAGGCGCTGGCCCAGGCGGCCGAGGCGCTGGTGCGCGAGGGCGGCGCCGCGTCGTGGCGCGACATGGCCGAGCGCGCCGGCGTGGGCTACCACGTCGCGAAGGTGACGGTGAACAACATGGTGCGCGCCGGCGTGTTGCAGCAGGCGGGCGTGGACAAGCGCGCCCATTCGAACCGCTGGGTTCGGCTGTACGAGCCGGGGCTGAACTGGGCCACCGAGTCGACGGGCTGCGACCTGGCCGAGGTCACGCGCAGCTGGGCGGCCGGCGCCGGCCGAAAGTCATGACGCGCCGCCGGCACTGATGTCTCAACCCATCGACTTCGTCGGCCTGGCCGCGGCGCTGCTCGACCGCGCGCACGAGCTGGTGCCGCGCTGGCTGCCGGCCGGCGTGGAGCGCGCGGGGCGTTGGTACATCGGCGACTTCGACGGCCACGATGGCGAGAGCGCCAACGTCAACCTGCGCACCGGCCAGTGGATCGACAACGGCGCGCCCGACGAAGACGTCGGCGGCGACCTGATCAGCCTGTACGCGCGCATCCACGGCCTGGGCAATGGCGAGGCAGCGCGCGAGCTGATGCAGCAGCTCGGCTGGGAGCGGCCGGCGCCAGCGAAGCGTGCCTCGCAGGCGTCTGCACCGGCTGCGGAGCCGGCCGCGGACGATTCAACGCCGGCCGACCCGGCCGAGGTGCCGGCGCAGCGGGGCAAGGCGGGGCGGTGGCGCTCGGTGCTGCCGGTGCCGCCGCATGCGCCGGTGCCGCAGCGGTTCCGCATGTCGTTCAAAGACCGCAAGGCCGACGAGTGGGTCGAGCTCGAGGCGGTGCGCACCTGGGAGTACGTGTTCGACGGCGAGCGCTTCGGGTACGTGGCGCGCTTCGAGCGCGTGAATTCGAAGGGCGAGCCGGTCAAGGACACGCTGCCCTACACCTGGTGCCAGGACACGCAGGACGCGCGCGGCAGCCAGCGCTGGCACTGGAAGCAGTGGGAGGCGCCGCGGCCGCTGTACGTGCCGGCCACGCTGCTCAGCGGCGAGCCGGGCCGGGTGCCGGTGGTGATCGTGGAGGGCGAGAAGTGCGCCGAGGCCGGGCACCAGTTGCTCGGGCACGAGTTCGATTTCGTGAGCTGGCCAGGTGGCTGCAAGGCCTGGACGCTGGCGCGCTGGAGCTGGCTGATGGGCCGCACGGTGTACCTGTGGCCCGACGCCGACGCCCAGCGGCAGCGGCTGACGAAGGACGAGCGCGAGCGCGGCGTCAGCCCCGACACCAAGCCGGTGATGCCGCTGGACCGGCAGCCGGGCTACCAGGCGATGGTGGGCATCGGGCAGCTGCTGCTGGCCGAGCATGGCTGCACGGTATACATGCTGCCGATGGACGCGCCTGGAGCGCGGCCCGACGGCTGGGACATCGCCGACGCGGTGGCCGACGGCTGGGACGCGGCGCGCGTGCGGGACCACATCCGCGCCGCGACGGCCTTCGTCGCGCCGAGCGACGCCGCGCGCGCAAAGGCCGCACCGACCCCTTCGACCGCTGGCGCGAGCGATGACGACGCGGCGCTGCTGTGGCGCGACAAGCTGCTGATCAGCGGCACGGGCGCGATCCGCCCGGTGCGCGAGAACGTGGTGTTGGCGCTCGACGGGCTGCCGGCCGACGGCCTGCTAGGCATTCCGGACGCGCAGGGGCTGATCGCCTTCAACGACTTCACCAACGACGTGGTGAAGCTGCGCGAAGCGCCCTGGGGAACGCCGGCCGGGCCTTGGGGCGAAGAGGACGAGCTCGAGCTGGGCAATTGGCTGGTGCGCACGCACTGGCTGCCCAGCATGCCGCGCGGCACGCTCGAAGAAGCCGTGGCGATGGTGGCCAAGCGGCACCGCTTCCACCCGGTGCGCAAGTACCTGGAGGGCGTGCGCGCCAGCTGGGATGGCGAGCCGCGGCTGCGCTCGTGGCTGCGCAGGGTATGCCTGGTGGAGGACGAGTGGGACGATGCCGACCCGCTGCAGCAGTACCTGGCGCGCGTGGGCACGTGGCTGGTGATGGCGCTGTGCGCGCGCGTGCTGACGCCGGGCTGCAAGTTTGACTACATGGTGATCTTCGAGGGCGCGCAGGGCGTGGGCAAGAGCACGCTGGCGCGCATCCTCGGCGGCGACTATTTCGCCGACACCGGCCTGGTGCTGGGCGACAAGGACAGCTACCAGAACCTGCAGGGCGTGCTGGTTTACGAGTGGGGTGAGCTGGATTCGCTGACCAAGGCGCAGGTGACGCAGGTCAAGCAGTTCATCAGCTCGGCGAAGGACCGGTTTCGCGCGAGCTTCGACCGGCGGCCGCGCGACTACCCGCGCCAGGTGGTGTTCATCGGCACGACGAACGAAGACCACTATCTCACCGACCCGACAGGCAACCGCCGCTTCTGGCCGGTGCGCGTGACGCGCGCGATCGACCTGGACTGGGTGCGCGCGAACCGCGACCAGCTTTTCGCCGAGGCGATGCACCACGTCGACGCCGGCCAGCGCTTCCACCCGACGGCGCGCGAGCAGCGCGAGCTGTTCGAGCCGCAGCAGCAGCAGCGCCAGATCGAGAACGCGATCGCAGCGGCCGTGCTGCGCTACCTGTACGACGAACACCAGCGCGTGAGCATGCACGGCGAGAACGGCACGCTGGTCAAAGAGATCAGCGCGCCCGAGCTGCTGAACCGGCTGGGCATCAGTGTGGACAAGCAGACGCACGTGCTGCTGCGCCAGGTGACGGCCGCACTGCGCAGCGCCGGCTGGACGCGCTTCAGGTCCAGCCGCGGCGACAGGCCGTGGATGTTCAGGCGACCCACCCATGAGCCGCTGCGTGCCGATGCCGGCGCCAGCGATGTTTCAACGCGCCCGACGCAGGGCGCTGCAACCCCGGAAACCGCAGATGCCTGCCCGTTCTGACCAGCGATCGCGATGCGCCGCGGAAAAGGTCGGGGCAGGAGCGGCTGCGCCTATGTGATCGGCAGCGACCTGGCGCACCAGGACTTCTGCGATGTCCACGTGTCCACGTGTTTGCAGTGAGCGCTCGGCGCTGTGCCAGTTGGCCAGCCGGGAGTTCCGGGCGGAGCCTTGGCCGTGATCGTCCAGATGTCTGCAAGGCAGCGCCGGCGGGCGGGGGTGCGAGCGCTCAGGCGCGTGCGCGCGAGGGTCTGTGTATCTCAGGTGTCAATGAAGGACGGTAGGACAGATGGACAAGGCAACGAACCGATGGAGCTGGCTGCCGGCCATGATGCCGGGCGTGGCGCGGCTGATGGCCGAGAAGCGGACGCAGTTCGGTGCGGCGCACGTGGCCGAGTGCTGGCGGCGCGGCGTAGTGCTCGGCGAGCCCAACTGGTTCTATGCACGCGAAGGCGCGATCGCGGTCGGCACACCGTTCGAGGATGATCCAGCCCTGGCTGAGGCGGCGCTGCCGACCTATACCCGCGCCCAGGCGCTGCTGGTGATGCGCGACCCGGAGGCGATCCATGGCGCGCATTGACTGGATCGAACAGCGGCTGCAGAACTGGGCGCGCTGGAAACTGGCGCGCGGTGGCGATGGCGAGCTTGGCTATGCCCAGGTCGACCTGCACGCGGCCGACGCCGGCCGAAGTGGCTATGTCACGGCGACGATCCCGATCAGCGACGTCGAGGCCAGCGACACCGACGAGGCGGTCGCACGCCTGTACCCTGGTGGTCTCAGGTTGACGGTGCTCGAGGTGTACGTCGGCCGCGGCGGCATCAAGGACAAGGCCAAGCGCCTGGCCTGCAGCGAGGCGACGATCCACGCGCGCATCGACCACGCGCACCGGCAGCTGGCCGACCACTTCCTGGCGCAGGCCGACAAGCGCCGGCGCGAGCGCGAGCGCGTCGAGGCGACGATTGCCGCCGGTCGCCCGGGTGGTTTTACTCCATAGAGCAAACCGGTACATTTCAGGCACTCTGTGTGACGGTTTCCCAGCAGCGCCCCGGTCGATTCATTCGCCCGGGGCGCTGCGCATTTGGGTGTGGGCAACGTGAAGATCGACGTCCGCGACAACATCGACGAGTTCCTGGCCGGCTTGAACCGCTACAGCCAGGACGCCGTCGAGCAGGCGATCCCGCGTGCGCTGAACCGCACCGGCACGATGGCGATCACCGCCACGTCGCGCGAGATCCGCGCACAGGGCTACAACTTCAAGGCCGCAGAAATCAAGGCGGCAGTGAAGATGTCAAAGGCGAATCGCGCTCGATTGGTGACGACGCTGCGCGTGTCGAGGCAGACCAAGAGTTTGATGGCATTCGGCGCCACGCAGACCAGCCAAGGCGTTCGCGTCAAGGTGCATGGCGCGGCGAAAGTCATCAGGCACGCGTTCATCGGGCAGTTGCGCAATGGCAGGCTCGGCGTGTACGTTGAGGACAAGACCGCCGGCAAGACCGTGTTGCGCACGATGCCGCATTCCAAAGGCGGCGGCAAGGGCGGCTGGCACGACTACCCGGTGCGCAAGCTGAACGGCCCGAGCGTAGGCGGGGTGTACGGCACCGATCGCATCCAGAGCACGGTGGTGCGGGTCGTCAAAGAGACCTTCGACGCGCGCCTGGCGCATGAACTCAGGCATCTCTCCCGCTGAAATCGGCGGGTCCTTTCCAGCCGCGGAAATCGCGCAGTCCATGACCCCGAAATTCGCCTAGTTTCGAGAGGTGCTGGGGGGGTATAGGTCCACCACGATGCCCACCCAGCAACAGATCGCAGCCCATCTCGACCTGAGCCAGAAGGCGGTCAGCGAGCTGATGAGCGAGCTGGCGATCGACTGGAAGAAGGCGTCGATCGACGAGATCCGCGTGGCCTACGTGCGCCGGCTGCGCGCGGTGGCGGCGGGGCACAAGTCGAGCAGTGGCGACGACCTGGTGCGAGAACGCGTCGAGAACGAGAAGCTCGACCGACAGATGAAAGAGCTGCAGCTGGCCGAGAAGAAGGGCCAGCTGGTGAACGTCGAGCAGCTCGAGCCGATGCTGGTGCAGATGGTCGTCGCCTTCCGCACCGAACTGATCACCCGCGACGACAAGCTGAAGGCAGCGCTGGACGCACTCCACGGCATCGACGTCGACCTGCAGATCCTGAACGAACACACCCATGACGCCCTCGAGCAGCTTGCCAGATACGACCCCGAGCGCGCTGGCGCTCGTGCGTCGGGTGGTGTCGAGGGTGGCTCCGGCGCGTCGGATGACGACGACGGCCTGGGCCAGGCAGTTCCGCCGGCTCAGCCCGAAGGCAACGGCGCTGCCGGGCCGCTACAACCCGGACCTGACGCCCTGGGTCCCGCTGATCCACAAGGCCCTCGATGACCCGCGCGTCTTCGAAGTCGTCTGCTGCAAGTCGGCCCAGGTGGCCTGGACGGACGGCGTCTTGCTGAACTACCTCGGCCGGCGCATCGACATCGACCCGTGCCCAATCATCCTGATGTTCCCGAAGGAAGGTGACGCCAAAGCCTTCGACCGCGAGAAGTTCACGCCGATGGTCGAGGTGACGCCGTGCCTGGCCGAGAAGATCCCGGTGCACCGCACGCGGCACCGCGACAACAACTGGGACTACAAGGGCTTCCCCGGCGGCTTCCTCAAGTTCGTCGGCTCGAACAGCGCCGGCAGCGTGAAGAGCACGCCGGCGCCCGTGGTCGGCGTCGAGGAGCCCGACGACGCCAACACCAACGTCAAGCAGCAGGGCGACACCATCGCGCTGCTGCGCGAGCGGCTCAAGACCTACTCGCGGCGCAAGATGATCTTCGGCGGCACGCCCACGATCGACGGCTTCAGCCGGATCTGGTCGGCCTACCAAGGCAGCGACCAGCGCAAGTTCTGGGTGCCGTGCCCGAGCTGCAACGAGTACCAGGTGCTGACCTGGGACCGCGTCACCTGGACGCATGACGCGGCCTTCCGTCACGAAGTCTTTGGCCACGCCCGCCCAGAGACCGCGCGCTACAGCTGCGCGCACTGCGGCGCCTTGTGGACCGACCTCGAGAAGAACCGCGCCGTGCGCAGGCTCGAAGAGCGTGCCGGCGCCGCCTTCTACGGCGTGGCGGGCTTCTGGATCAACGAGCTCTACAGCCCGTTCCCGGGCTCGCAGATGGCCAAGCTGGTCGAAAAGCGCCTGGCCGCCGAGCACGCGCTCGCCGCCGGCGACGACACCAAGCTGCGCAGCTTCCGCAACAACAGCGAGGGCTTGCCCTACGCCTACCGCAGCACCGTGCCCTCGGCCGACAAGCTGCGCGAGCGCGCCGAGGACTACGCCGAACTCACCGTGCCCTGGGGCGGCCTGGTCCTCACCTGCGGCGTCGACGTGCAGCACAACCGCCTGGCCGTGGTCATCCGCGCCTGGGGTCGCGGCGAGGAGAGCTGGCTCGTCTGGTGGGGCGAGATCCCCGGTCGCACGATGGTGCTGCAGTGGAACGACGACGGCAGCATCGACCGCCGCCAGTCCGGCGCCTGGGCCGAGCTCGACGACCTGCTGACGGGCTCCTTCCCGCATGCCAGCGGCGCCATGCTGCGCATCCGCGCCGGCACCGTCGACTCCGGCGACGGCCAGACCATGGACGCGGTCTACGGCTACGTGCGCCGCCGGCTGGACCGCGGCTTGATGCCCGGCAAGGGCGAGAGCCACGACCCGAAGAAGGACGTCTTCAGCCCGCCCAAGGTCAGCGTGGACTTCACCGGCCGCCACCGGCCACACCCGTCGGGCCTGCGCCCCTACATGGTCGGCACCCAGGTCGCGAAGGACCTGATCCTCGGCGTCGACGAGCAGGGCGGCCGCATCAAGCTCGAGGGAACGGGCCCTGGGCGCATGCACTGGTACCGTGGCGTGCGCCCCGACTACTGGGACCAGCTCACCGCCGAGGTCAAGGTCCCGCACAAGACGGTCAAGGGCCGCATGGTGTGGTCCTGCCAGGCCGGCCGGCGCAACGAGGCGCTGGACTGCGAGGTGATGGCGCTGCACGCCGCGCGCAGCGTGAAGCTGCAGCTCTGGCGCGATGACCGCTGGGCCGCCGAAGAGGCCGCGATCCAGCAGCCCGCGTTGTTCGGCAGCGAGCCCGCGGCGGTAACTCCGCCGCCGTCGTCCGCTGTCCAGACGTCTGAACTCGAAGGGGATAACCCGCCGCAGGCCGGCGCCAGCGATGGCGCGGAAGGGGGCACAAGGGACAAGCCGGCGGCTGGCCACCGCGAAACCCCTCAGAAGGCCGCGGTGGTCGCCGCGCGGCCCGCAGCGCCCGCGCGTCGCGGCGGCTGGTCGGCAACGAAGTGGTGACCGCATGAACATCTTTGCCACCCTTGTGCAAGGCGACAGCGCCACCTGGCAGGACGACCCCGTCGAGCTGTCCGATGGCCGCCAGGCCGACATCGCCGGCGGCTGGACGCTGAAGTACGCGTTGCGCGGGCCGTCGTCGGCCGACGTGGTGGCCGTGGCGGGCGCCGGCGTCACCTGGAGCTCGACGCTCGCCGCCGCCGACAGCGCCAAGCTCACGCCCGGCACCTATGCCTGGGCGGCCTACGTGTCGAAGGGTGCCGAGCGGCTCACCGTCGGCGGCGGCCAGCTCGCCATCACGGCCGACGTATCGACGCTGTCGGCCGGCTACGACCCGCGCACCACCGCGCAGCAAGCTCTCGAAGCCTGCGAGGCGGCGATGGCCACCTTCAACGCCACCGGCGGCAAGGTCAAGAAGTACGAGATCGCCGGCCGCACCATGGAGTTCCAGACCATCGGCGAGCTGATGCAGCTGCACACCTTCTGGAAACTCAAGGTCACCGCCGAGCAGACCGCCAGCCAGATCGCGCAGGGCTTGGGCAACCCGCGCAACCTGTACGTGCGCCACGTGAGGGCCGACTGATGAGCGCTGCCTGGCACGACCTCAACCGCGCGCCGCTGCGCCCCTCGCGCGTGCTCGCCGGCTGGCAGGGCCCGCAGGCAGCGCAGCGCATCGCCGCGCAGCGCGACCGCCTGCAACAGCAGCAGCGCGCCTACGAAGGTGCCTCCGTCGGCCGCCTCACGGCCGACTGGATGGCGCCCATCACCAGCGCCGACAGCGAGCTCCTCACCAGCCTGCGGCTCATGCGCGCCAGGTCGCGCGAGCTCGTGCGCGACAACCCCTTCGCCACGCAGGCCGTGCGCGTGATACGCAACAACGTCATCGGCGAAGGCGTGGGCATGCAAGCCCAGGTCAAGAGCGCCGGCGGCAATCTGCAGAAGGGCATCAACGACAGCATCGAAGACGCCTGGTGCGAGTGGGCCGACCGCAGCACCTGCCACACCGCCGGCCTGCTGGGCTTCGCCGACATCGAGCAGCTCGCCCTGGTGCAGCTCGTCACCGCCGGCGAGGTGATCGTGCGCAAGATCCGCCAGCCCATGGGCGGCGGCCGCATCCCGCTTGCGCTCGAGGTCATCGAGGCCGACCGTTTGCTCGACAACTGGCAGACCGCGCACGCGCCCAACGGCAACCTGATCCGCATGGGCGTCGAGATCGACAAGTGGCACCGCCCGGTCGCCTACTGGTTCAGCCCGCAGCACCCGGGCGACTACCAGTTCGCCACCTTCGAGCCTGCGCGATTCATGCGCGTGCCGGCCGAAGAAGTGTTGCACCTGTACATCATCGACCGCTGGCCGCAGACCCGCGGCGAGCCCTGGTTCCATGCCACGCTGCGCAGCCTGCGCGACGAAGGAGGCCTGGCCCAGGCCGAGATCACCAAGGCGCGTGCGGCGGCCAACATCGTCGGCTTCATCAAGAGCCCCGAACCGCTGGCGCCGAGCGCCACCGCGGACGGCCGCCAGCTGCTCGATACCGAGCCCGGCACCTGGCAGAAGCTGCTGCCCGGGGAAGACGTCGCCGGCATGGCCAGCTACGCGCCCAACCCGGCGCTCGACCCCTTCCTGCGCTACATGGTGCGCAAGATGGCCATCGGCGTGGGCATCAGCTACGAGAGCCTGAGCCGCGACTACACCAGCAGCAGCTACAGCGCCGCGCGCATGGCGCTGCTCGACGACCGCAGCCTGTACCGCGTGCTGCAGGGCTTCTTCGTGCGCAACTTCCGGCGCGCGCTGCACCGCGACTGGCTCGACGCCGCCGTCCTCGTCGGCGCGGTCAAGGTCGGCTCCGACTACTTCACCAACCCGCTCAAGTACCAGGCGGTGCGCTTCAAGCCGCGCGGCTGGAGCTGGATCGACCCGGCCAAGGAAGTGCTGGCCTACAAGATGGCGGTGCGCAGCGGCTTCATGACCCAGGGCGACGTCATCGCGCAGACCAGCCAGGACAGCGACTTCGAGGACACGCTCGACCGCCGCCAGGCCGAGCTGCAGATGGCCGACGACCGCGGCCTCATCTTCGACAGCGACGCGCGCGTCGTCAACGACAAGGGCCAGACCCAGCCGCTGCCGCCCACCGACGACGCCACCGCCGCGAACGCTGCCGCCGAGACCGACCCCGCCGCCGACGACGTGGCGCCCACCGACGACGCCTGACGCGTCCCGAATCAACCCCCGCAGGCCGCCCGTGGCAACACCGGCGGCCTTCTTCATGGCCGAGGCCCGCATGACCATCAAGAAGCGCCCCGACACGCTGGCGCCGCAGGTGCGCACCGTCGCGCTGCGGATGCTGCGCGCCGACCCCGACGCCGACGGCGACACCGACGCCCCCGGCGCCGTCGACCTGGACAGCCGCACCGTGACCCTCGCCTTCGCCAGCGAAACGCCGGTCGACATGTGGTACGGCACCGAGATCCTCAGCATGGCCCCGGGCGCCATGCGCACCGGCGTGCGCCAGCAGGCGCTGCCGCTGCTGTTCAACCACGACGCCGACGACCTGCTCGGCCGCGTCGAAGGCATCCAGATCGGCCCCGACCGCATCGCGCGCGCCAGCGTGCGCTTCGGCAAGGACGAGCGCGGCGAGTGGGCGATGCAGCAGGTGGCCGATGGGGTGCTCGTGAACGTCTCGTTCATGTACCGCGTCTTCAAGTTCATCGAAGACACCGAGGCCGAGACCCTCACGGCGATCGACTGGGAGCCCTTCGAGATCTCCCTGGTCACCGTGCCGGCCGACCCGAGCGTCGGCGTCGGCCGCAGTGCAGACGCCCGCACCGAAAACGGCGTGCAGATCGAGCCCCGGTCTGCTGCCGCTCCCACCCCGTCGCCAGCAGCGCCGGGCGTGCCCTCCGCGCCCACCGCGCATTTCAACCCCGTCCACCAGGAGAACCGCATGGACAAGACGACCGAGCCCGGCCCCGCCGGCACCGGCACTGCGCTGCCGGCCACCACCATCGAGCCCGGCACCCCGGCCGCTCGCGCGCTCGAGCAGCAGGGCGCGCAGAACGAGCGCGCCCGCGTTGCCGAGATCGAGGCCCTGTGCCGCAAGTACAGCCTGCCGGCCGAGCTGCGCAGCGAGATGATCCAGAAGGGCACCACCGTCGAGCAGGCCCGCCTGACCGCGGCCGACGCCGTGATGGAACGCGCGCGCGCCGAGAACAAGCCCGCGGCCGACTTCGGCGACAGCCCGAACCCCGACCTCACCGCGCGCGAGAAGGCCCGCTACAGCATGATCCGCGCGGTCAACGCCGCGCTGACCGGCAACTGGGAGAAGGCCGGCTTCGAGCTGGAGTGCAACAACCACATCAGCAAGATGGCCGGCCGGGGCCCGAGCGACAAGCTCGGCTTCTTCATCCCAACCAACGTGCCGTTCGCACAGCGTGCCGCCTACACCGTCGGCACGCCGGGCTCCGGCACCACCGGCGGCACCCTGGTGGCGACGAACCTGCTGGCGGCCAGCTTCATCGAGGTCCTGCGCAACAAGGCCCGCGTGCTGCAGCTCGGCGCCACCATGCTCACCGGCCTGGTGGGCAGCGTCGACATCCCGCGCCAGACCGGCCAGTCGGCCACCTTCTGGACGGCCGAAGGCTCGAACACCAGCGAAGGCGAGGCGACCTTCGACAAGGTGAGCCTGAGCATGAAGACGATCGGCACCTACAGCCAGATCACGCGCAACATGCTGATGCAGGCCACGCCCGACATCGACATGATCGCCCGCGCCGACATGATGGCGTCGCTCGCTCTGGGCGTCGACCTGGCGGCCCTGTCGGGTGCCGGCTCGGGCGGCGTGCCGCTGGGCATCGCCAACCAGTCGGGCATCGGCTCGGTGATCGGTGGCACCAACGGCGCGGCGGTGACGATCGACAACCTGATCGACCTCGAGACCCAGCTCATGCAGAGCAACGCGCCCGAAGACTCGCTGGCCTACCTCAGCAATGCCAAGGTCGTCGGCGCGCTGAAGAAGCTCAAGAGCACCACCGGCCAGTATTTGTGGACGAACTCGCCGATGGGCCAGCGCAGCGGCACGCCGGGCGAGATCAACGGCTACACCTTCGCGCGCACGAACCAGGCTCGCAGCAACCTCACCAAGGGCACCAGCACCAGCGTGTGCAGCGAGATCTTCTTCGGCGCCTGGTCCGAGCTGCTGATCGGCGAGTGGGGTGTGCTCGAGATCGTCCCGAACCCCTATGACGCGGCGGTCTACAAGAACGGCGGCGTGCTGCTGCGCGCGCTGCAGAGCCTGGACATCGCCGTGCGCCACGCGGCCTCGTTCGCGACCATGAGCGACGCGCTCACCCAGTAATCGGGCATCGGTCGGCCCTTAGCGCCGGCGCCATCAAAGGCGCCGGCGCTCTTCTTCCCCCATCCCTTCCAGGAGCGCCACCATGGCCAAGAAATACATCGTTCGCGACGGCTTCGTCGTCGTGCTCAAGATCAACAAGCCCGACGGCACCTCTTACGAGCGTACGACCCAGGGCGGCGAGGAAATCTCGCTCGAGGACGACGACGCCGCGCTGCACCAGCACAAGCTCGAGCTCGCGAGCCAGAAGGAGCGCGACGCCGCCCTCGAGGCCGAGCGCAAGGCCACCGTCGCCGCGGCCGCCAGGCAGAACCCGGTCGATCTGGTGACGACACTCGTCGCCGCGCTCGGCCAGCAGCAGGCCGCCGCTTCCGCCCCGGCGCCCGCGGCCTGACCAGGCGCGCCTGACGTGTTCGCCGCCGACGCTGCCACGTTCCTCGCCGACGCCGGCGAGACCGTGGGCTGGACACCCAGCGCCGGCGGCGCCAGTTTCGGCGGCCTGATGCTCTTCGACCAGCCCGAGGAAGCGATCGAGGGCGGTGACGTGCAGAGCAGGCAGTACCTGGTCACCTTCGAGACCGCGGCGTGGCCCGGTCTCAAGCGCGGCGAGATCCTGGTCGTCGGCGGCGCCGGCGGCAATGCGTCCTACAAGCTGCGCACCGACCCGCGCGCGGCCGACGACGGCGTCTTCAGCACTGTGCTGCTGAGCAAGGTCTGACGCATGGCCACCGTCCTGCAGCAGGTGCTCGACCGGCTCGACGCGGTCCTCAAGGCCAACGTGCCAGCCGGCACGCAGGTCTTCCGCGACCGAGCGGATGCCGAGAGCCGCGCCGACGCGCCCAGCGTCAACGTGCTGGCGCAGGACGCCGGCGTCGACGCGTTCAGCGCCGAGTTCGACCGCCACGAGGTGCTCGTCGACGTGCTGTTCTACGTCCGCGTCGACCCCGGCACGCCGGCCGCCGAGACCCTGCACGCGGCGGTGCACGCCGCGATCGTCAACGACGCAACGCTGGCCACACTCTGCGAAAGCCGCCGCCTCGTCGAGTACGCGTTCGATCGGGCCGAGGCCGACCAGACCGCCACGCACAAGAAGACGCGCTACCGATTCACCTACCTGATCCCGAGCGACTCTCTCTAGGAGCAAACGATGAGCAAACAAAAATTCGGCGTGGGCGTGCTGATCGCCACCACGCGCACCGACGCGCAGGGCAACCTGCTGGCCGTGCCCGCCAGTTACCGGCTGGGCATCCTGCAGGATGTATCCACCGACTTCAGCTTCGAGAGCAAGCCGCTGTACGGCAGCAACTCGCTGCCGGTGGACCAGGGCCGTGGAAAGGCCAAGCTGACCTTCAGCGCCAAGACGGCCGACATCAAGGCCGCAGCGCTGGCCGCGCTGCACTTCGGCATCACGCCCAGCGCGGGCTACAAGGCTGCGGCCCTCGACGTCGCGGGCACCATTCCGTCGACGCCCTTCGAGATCACGCCCCTCGTCCCCGGCACCGGCACCTGGCTGTCGGACCTGGGCGTGCGCGACACCTCGGGCAACGACCTCACGCGCGTGGCCAGCGCGCCGGCCGCGGGGCAGTACAGCGTCGCCGCAGGCATGTACACCTTCGCGGCCGCCGACACCGGCACCTCGGTGCTCATCTCGTTCGAATACAGCGCCGCCGGTTCGGGAATCACCGTGCCGCTGACCAACCAGCTCATGGGCTACGCGCCGAGCTTCCAGTGCATGCTGTTCAACGACACCAAGGGCAGCAAGCTCGCGCTCAAGCTCACCAACTGCCAGAGCGACAAGCTCAGCATCCCGTTCAAGAACGAAGACTTCGCGATCGCGGACTTCGGCTTCGCGGCGCTGGACGACGGCACGGGCTCGGCGGGCTACTGGAGCCAGGTGTGAAGGAGTTCGTCACCCTGAGCCTGCGCGACAAGGACTACACCTTCCGCGCGCTCGACCTCGACCAGCTCGAGGAGCTGGAGCCGCAGTTCGCCGCCGCCTCGGCGCTGTCGGCGGGCACCGCCGCCGGCCCCGAGGCGCAGCGGGCGTCGTTCCAGGCCGTGGCCGAGATCGCCACGGCCAGCCTGCAATACAAGCATGCCGGCATCACGGTGTCCGAGGTCCGCAAGCTGCTCACGATTGCCACCGTCTCGGACGTGATGCTGGCCATCCGCGGCGTCAGCGAGGTGGCCGCGCCGGGGGAAGGGCAGGCGGGGGGCCAGTAGATTGGGGCGGCCTGCGCGCCCACGTCATCACCTGCACCGGCTGGAGCTGGGACGAGGCCGGCAGGTTGACGGTCCCCCGCCTGAACGCGCTCACCCGCTATTGGGCCCGCAACCCGCCGCTGCACAAGCTGGTGGCGGCCTACCTGGGCTTCGAGGCGCCCCCGCAAGCCACCCGCGCGCCTGCGCCTGACCAGGACGTCGACGACGACTTCGGCTGGTTAGGCGGCATGGGCCAGTTCCCGGCCAATGCGGCCGCCGCGGCGGCGACCACCCGTGAAGAGGCGATCGCCGCCTTCGAGCGCCAGTTTTTTGGAGACGTCATTGAGCTCTAGCACCTACGACACCAGCATCAGCGCGGACCCGTCCGACTTCCTGGCCGGCTTTCGCCGGGCCGCGGCTGGCGCGAAGGAATCTTCGGCCCAGATCAAGGAATCGGTCGGCGGCATCCGCGAGACCGTCGAAGGCCTGCAGGGCCTGATCGCCGGCTTCGGCACGCTGCTCGCCGGCGGCCTGGCGGGCGAGTTCATCAAGTTCAACGCCGAGCTGCAGGACCAGTTTCGCAAGAGCGCGCAGGCCGCCGGCGTGACGACCGAGCAGTTCAGCGGCATGGCCTACGCGGCCAAGCTGGCCGACGTCGACACCGAGAACCTCAGCAAGGCCTACGTCAAGCTCGGCGCGGCGCTCACGAACGCGCAGCAGGGCCAGAAACTGCAGGTGCAGCTTTTCAAGCAGCTCAGGCTCGACCCCGCGCAGTTCAAGGACGCCGACGAGCTGCTCGGCGCCGTCGCCGACCGCTTCGCCAGCATGGCCGACGGTGCGGCCAAGAGCTCGCTCGCGGTGGACCTGTTCGGCGAGCGCATCGGGCCGCAGCTGATCCCGATGCTCAACGAAGGCCGCGACGGCCTCGAAGAGCTCAAGCAGGAGGCCGCCGACCTCGGTGTCGTGGTGTCCACCGAAGCCGGCGAACGCGCCGAGAAGTTCAACGACACGCTCACCCGGCTCGGCCAGGCCGCGCGCGGCGCAAGCCTGCAGGTGAGCGACCAGCTCATCCCGGTGCTGCAGCGCGTCGCGGAAGAGGTTGCCAAGGTCAAGGGCGTGGGCGAGACCGTCGGGACGGCGCTGCGCACCGTCATCGAGACCATCACGGTGCTCGGCGCCAACGTCTACTACGTGCTCGAGCGCGTGGGCAACACCATCGGCGCTGTGGCGGCGCAGTTGAATGCGCTGGCGCACCTTGACATCAAGGGCTTCCACGCGATCGAGGACGCCGTCGAGGCCGACGACAAGGCCGCCCGAGCCAAGCTCGACGCCTTCAGCGCGCACGTGCTCGGCCTGGCATCGGACGCCGGCGGCGGCCGCGGCCAGGTCAACCCGCCCAAGGTGCGGCCCGACGAGTTCGTCCCCGGCGCAAAGCCCTCCGAGGTCCATCACAAGGCGATCGACAAGTCGCAGATGCCGGTCTTCGAGGCCGCGCTGGAGGCCGAGAAGGCCGGCTACGCCGAGATGGACGCCCTGCACGGCATGAGCAAGCAGGCCGAGCTCGACTTCTGGAACGGCATCCTCGGCACCGCCAAGCTCAGCGAGGCGGACCGCGTGGCGGTGGCCAAGCAGGCCGCGCAGGCGCGCGTGCGGGTGCTGCAGGACGAAGCGCAGAAGGCGCAGCAGATCCAGGGCATCAGCCTGCAGGACTGGCAGGCCGCCGAGCTCGCCAGGGTGACGCAGGACGAAGACGCCGCCAAGACCCGCGTCGCCCTCGGCCAGGAAACCCAGGCCCAGCTGCTCGCGCAGCAGCAGCAGTTCGAGGACCGGCGCCACGCCATCCAGCTCGCCGCGCTACGCGCCGACCTGGCCACGCTGGACCCGCAGCGCGACCCGGTCAAGGTGGCGCAGGCCAATTCCAAGATCGAGGCGCTCGAGCAGACGCACCAGCTCAAGCTGGCGCAGATCCGCGGCCAGATCGCCGTGCAGTCGGCCGCGCAGCAGAAGATCATCTGGGAGAACCTGGGCCAGAGCATCAACACGCTGTGGAACAACGGCGTGCAGGCGCTGATGAACGGCACGCTCACCTGGGCCAACGCCATGAAGGCCATCGGCACCGAGCTGGTGGGCTGGTTCGCCAACAGCGTCGTCCAGCCGATGGTGGTGAAGGCCATCTTCGGCGAGCAGGCCAAGACGGCCGCCACCGCCGCCGGCACCGCCGAGCGTTGGGCGCTGGAGAGCGCCGCCGCCGCCAAGAGCGTCGCGCTGTGGGCGGCCACGGCCATCAGGAACATCATGACCAGCGCCTGGGAGGCGATGGCCGCGGCCTGGAAGGCCATCGTCGGCATCCCCTACGTGGGCCCGGTGCTCGCGCCGATCGCCGCCGGCGCCGCCTTCGCAGGCGTGGCCGCCATCGCCGGCAACGTCGCCAGCGCCGAGGGCGGCTACGACATCCCGGCCACCATCAACCCGCTCGTGCAGGCGCATGCGCGGGAGATGGTCCTGCCGGCCAAGCATGCCGACGTGATCCGCAACCTGGCCGACGGCGGTGGTGGTGGCGGCGGCGGCACGACCGTGCACCTCCACGGCTCGCCGGATGACACCGTGAAGCTGCGCGACCTGCCGAAAGTGCTGAAGTCGCTCAACGCGCGATTCGCTTTCGTCTGATGAGCAACGCCGTCTATCCCAGTCTGCCGGGGCTCACGTTCCCGATCGAGCGCACCCCGGAATGGGCTACCGACGTGCAGACCAGCGCCAGCGGCCGGGACTTCACGCGCACGCTCTACACCGCGCCGAGGTACCGCTACAAGCTCAGCTACGAGTTCCTGCGAGACAGCGTCGCGGCGCAGGAGTTCCGCACGCTGCTGGGTGCGTTCAACGCCCGCATGGGGCAGTGGGACACCTGGCTTTTCAGCGACCCGGACGACTCCAGCGTGACCGCGCAGGTCTTCGGAACCGGCAACGGCTCGAACAAGGTTTTCCAGCTCGAACGCGTGCTGGGCGGCTTCGCCGAGGCCGTGTACGACCTGAACGGCGCCCCGTCGATCTACGTCGGCGGAGTCCTCAAGACCGCGGGCACAGACTACACCATCAGCAGCACCGGCCTGGTGACGTTCACCTCGGCGCCGGCCGCCGCAGCGTCGCTCACCTGGACCGGCAGCTACTACTGGCGCTGCCGCTTCCTCAGCGACACGCTCGACTTCAGAAAGATGATGGCCGGCTTCTGGGAGCTGGCAAGCGTCGAGTTCATCACCTGTAAGGCATGAAGACGCCGACCTGGGAACCGTCAGCCGGCGCGCTGCTCGCGTTCCTCAACGCGGCGCGATCGGTGCGCGTGGCCGAGCTGTACACCTTCACCACGTCCGGCGGCACCAGCTACCGCTTCACCGATGCCGATCAGGCGATCACGGTCAACGGCCTGACCTTCGCCGTTGGGCCGCTGCTCAAGCGCACCAAGACCAAGCTCATCGTCGGCGTGCAAGTCGACCACATGACCGTCGACCTGGTGGCCGACTCGACCGTCATGATGGGCTCGCAGCCCATGATCGCCGCGCTCGCCGCGCGCGCCCTCGACAACGGCACGCTGAAGGTCGAGACGCTGTACATGGACGCCTCGGGCGCGCAGCAGGGCACGCTGCTGAAGTTCGGCGGCCGCGTCGGGCAGGTGACGTGCTACGGCATGCAGGCCAGCATCGAGGTCGATTCGCAGGCGATCCTGCTCGACGTGATGATCCCGAGCGGCGTTTACCAGCCCGGCTGCCGCAACACGCTTTTCGACGGCTTCTGCACACTGTCCAAGGCGGCCTACAAGATCAGCACGGCGGCCATCGGCGTTACATACGCCGCGCGCACCGGTTTCGCGGCCAACTTCACCGGCACCGCGGCGGCGACGAGTGGCTACCTCACCCTGGGCGTGGCCACGTGCACCGCGGGCGCGAACGCCGGCTACAGCCGCACGATCAAGCTGCACAGCGGCAGCACGGTGCAGGCCATCTCGCCGTGGCCGGCGGACGTCTCCATCGGCGACACCTTCGACTTCTATCCCGGCTGCGACAAGAGCATGAGCACGTGCTCGGGCAAGTTCGCCAACCTGGCGCACTTTGCCGGCGAGCCCTTCATCCCGGTCCCGGAGACGGCGGCATGAGCGCGCGCGAGGCCGTCGTCGCCGAGGCGCTGTCCTGGCTCGGCACGCCGTACCACCACCACGGCCGCGTCAAGGGCGTGGGCGTCGATTGCGCCATGCTGCTGGCCGAGGTGTACGAGCGCTGCGGCCTGATCGAGCGCGTCGAGCCTGGCTTCTATCCCGTCGACTGGCATTTCCACCGCGATGAGGAGGCGTTCGTCGGGTGGCTCGCGCGTGTCGGCGCGCGCCAGGTCGACGCCCCCCAGCTCGGCGACGTGGCGGTCTTCAAGTACGGCCGCGCCTACAGCCACGGCGGCATCGTCGTGCCCGGCGGGTGCGCGCACGCCTTCATGCGCGCCGGGCGGGTCATGACCACGCGCCTGGACGAAGAGCCGCTGCTGGGCCGGCCGACCCAGTTCTGGAGCCTGCTGTGAGCGGCCCGAGGAACACGCTCGCCACGAGCCAGACCCGGCTCGAAGCGATCCCGATCCAGAGCAGCGCCTACGGCCTGCCGATCCCAATCCTTGGTGGCGTCACGCGCGTGGCGGCCAACCTGCTGTACTACAACGACTTCAAGTCGATCGAGCAGCACCAGAGCGGCGGCAAGGGCGGCAGCCCGTCCCGGGTGACCTACACCTACACGGCGTCGATCATCATGGCGCTGTGCCACGGCAAGATTGCCGGCGTTCCGAGGGTGTGGGTGGGCAAGACGGTCTACTCGGACCTCGACGCCGGCACGCCGGCCAGCTACGCCATAGCCAGCGAGAGCTACACCGTGCCGGGCGGCGGCGGCAGCTACACCACGGCGCACGCGGCAGCCTACTCGGCGAATTCCAGCGTCACTGCGTCCACCGGCTCGGGAGACGCGCTCAACCAGTGGACGCTGGCCGAGGGCATCGACTACACGGTCAGTGCAGGCGTCTACAACTTCCCGGCGACGAGTTCGGCCGTGGGCGCGTCGCTCACCATCATCTACACCTACCTGTCCGCGGCAGCGGCGAACTCGGCGCTGGCCAAGGTTGGCATGACGCTGATGTCGGGCGACATGAACCAGTCCGCGCCGAGCTGGGTGACGAGCCTGCACCCGGGCGACGCGCTGGGCTACGCCGGCATGGCCTCACTGAGCGCGCAGGACTACCCGCTTGGCACCTCGGCCAGCGTGCCGAACCACATCTTCGAGGTCGTCGGACCAGGCGCCTACAGCCTCGGCTCTTCTGTGCCGGACATCGACCCTGCGCCGTTTGTCGCCCGAATCCTGCAGGACGCGCGCTACGGCGCCCGGCTGCCGTCCGAGTTTCTGAGCGCGACGACGCAGTGGAGCAACTACTGCCGCGCGAACGGCATCCTCGTCTCGCCGCTGATCGAGACGCAGATGAAGGCGGCCGACTTCCTGAAGCTCGCCGCGGACATTACCAACTGTGGCGTCGTGTGGAGCGCGAACACCCTCAAGTTCATCCCCTACGGTGACACCGGCGCCACGGGCAACGGCGCCACCTTCACGCCGAACACGACCCCGATCTACGACCTCAGTGCAGATGTCTTCATCGTGCAGGGCGCGGCGCCGCCGGTAAAGGTCATCAACAAGGCCGCCAGCGAGGCATACAACCACATCCGCGTCGAGTTCAAGAACCGCGCGAACGGCTACGCGAAGGAGATCGCCGAAGCCAAGGACGACGCCGACATCGCCGGCAGCACGCAGCGCTCGGCGCCCATCTTCAACGCGGACTGGATCTGCGACGCCACCATCGCGCGCAACGTCGCGCAGATCATGCTGCAGCGCTCGGTCTACGTGCGCACGACTTACCAGTTCAGCCTGCCCTGGACCTTCGACTTCCTCGAGCCGATGGATCTGGTGACGCTCACCGACGCGGCAACCGGGCTGCAGCAGCACGCGGTGCGCATCATCGAGATCGACGAGAGCGACAAGGGCCAGGACTACACGGCCGAGGAGTTCGCCCTTGGGGTGGCGAGCACGGCGACCTACAGCACGCAGGTCGGCGCCGGGTTTTCGGCAAACTGGGGCGCGAGCCCTGGCTCGGCGCTGGCGCCGATGATCTTCGAGGCGCCTGGCGCGCTCACGGTCAACGGCCTCGAGCTGTACGTGGCGGCGATCGGGACCGGCGCGAACTGGGGAGGCTGCAACGTCTGGGTGAGCCTGGACGGCACGAACTACAAGCAGATCGGCGTCATCACGCAGGGCAGCCGCTACGGCACCGTCACGGCCGACGGCGGCACGGCGCTGGGCGTGGCGCTCAACGGTGGCACGCTGCTCAGCGGGAGTGCGGCGGACGCCGCGGCGCTGACCACGCTGTGCTATGTCGGCGGCGCGACGCCGGAGTACATGGCGTTCCAGACTGCCACGCTCACCGGGACTGAGGCCTACACCCTGGGAGGCCTCAACCGCGCTGCCTACGGCACCACGGTGACCGCGCACGCCCCCGGGACGCCTTTTGCGCGCGTGGACAGCAGCGTGGCGAAGAGCGGCGCGCTCGACCAGTCGCTAGTCGGCAAGACCGTGCATGTGAAGCTCACCAGCTTCAACCTGTTCGGCGCGGCCGAGGAAAGCCTCGCGGCTGTCGCCGACTACACCTACACCATCACCGGCTCCCAGGTGCTCGGCAATGCCGGCGCCGCGGCCTACGCAGGCATCCAGGCGGCCAGCAGCGACAACATCCTGACGGCCGGCGAGAAGCCCCCGATCATCCAGGACTACGCCGTCATCACCGCCGAGCAAGCCGGCATCGACGCCCAGGCCACCGCCTACGGCATCACCACCGAGAAGACCGCCTACGACAGCGCGATCGCAGCGCTCACCAGCTACCTCGGCACGCTGACCAGCCCGACCGCGTGGAACAGCACGACGGGCGACACGACCATCGTCGGCTCGACGTTCCGCAGCAACT